ACCAAAAAGACCTAAAAGAATACGAACTAAATAAAGGCATAGAAGTTATGCTTCCAAGAAGCAGGAGGAGACGTAAACCCAGTTGGTTTGATCGCACCTTCTTTTTCTTTAGGTGGTCAATTCGACTAAGAATAGACTTATTGAGGAACGCAAATGGAAACTAACATAATCCTATTTTTCTCCGCAGCGGGAATGGTATTAACATTCATCATGGGAGGTATTATAGGTTGGATTTATAAATCCACTGTGGATACCCACACACTCAAACGTCAGATGGATAATCTTCATCCTGAGTTTTTAAATGGCAATGGAGCATATGTGAATGAAGAACTTTTAGCAGTTCGATTCGCTGATCCAGATGACCTACTTGACGAGGACGACGAAATCTGATATACTATTATCAAATTGTGACTTGAAATGGCACCAAGAAAATTACCAAAAGATGCATTATTAACTGAAATACTCCAAAAAGTATCTTCTGCTAAAACTAAAAAAGAGAAGGTAGATTTACTACAGGAGTACAATAGTCAAGGACTTCGTTCTTTATTAATCATCAATTTTGACGACTCACTAGAGTTTTTACTACCAGAAGGAGAAGTTCCTTTTACACCAAATGATGCTCCTGCAGGAACAGAGCATACTCGTCTAGTTCACGAGTTTAAGGGTCTCTACAGGTTCTTCAAGGGTGGAGACAGTTCTCTGAAGGGTATGAGACGTGAACAGTTGTTTGTACAACTCCTAGAGGGTTTACACGTTGATGAAGCGAATCTACTCGTATCTGCATGCAATAACGATATACAATCTAAGTATCGTATTACTAAGGCAGTGGTTGCTGAAGCATTTCCTTCAATAGAATGGGGAAACAGAGGATGATCTGGGAGGGTAATCAGGAAATAGAGGAAGTTGCCGACAAGTATCAACTTACCTTCTTACACGTTGATTGCACCTCTGACAAGAAGAAGGACAAGAAACTACCTACAAACGCATGGATAGTTACCTATCTTGATCGTAAGGACGGTAGTGAAGAATTTGCCGATCACTATGATATAGTGATGGGTGTCAAAATGGACGTATTTAACTGCTACTATGACAAACTCAGAGATGGAAAACGAATCAAAAATATTGGATGGTGTGACGGAGGAATTTCTCCACCCCTCTTCGATAAAAAGTCATATCTCAAAACTAGCGGATCAGGCACTGCAAAGAAAGCGTGATGATTTTAAGTTTGAGTCTGACACCGAGGATTTAGATGACCTCGCTGACGAAATATTTGATGCGTTACACGACCATACGCATAAATACCTACATGAAGAGTAGGAAAGCAGCAAAAAAACTAATAAAAAGAGCAAAACAACACCCTGATCTCTATAGCACTCAAGAAGTGCAATATGCTAAACTATTCCGAAAACATGAACGTAAAACTAATAACTTCGACACCGAACGCAGAGGAAACGATGGGTTATGTGGCACGAGTGAGCAATCCGAACAACCAAGACAATCCGAAGGTAGCGGGTTTGCTTGGTTATTGCATAAAGCATCAACACTGGTCAGTTTTCGAGCAAGCACACATGACTCTAGAGATAGAGACAACGAGAGGAATAGCAGCACAGATCTTAAGGCATAGATCATTTACATATCAGGAATTTTCGCAAAGGTACGCTAACACAAATATGTTAGGTAAAATTGACGTGCCTGATCTTAGAAGTCAGGATGATAAAAATAGACAAAACAGTATTGATGACATACCGCAGGAACAGAAGGAAAGGTTACAAGGGCAGATTGAAAGGTATTTCTCTGAGGGTATTGATCTCTACAACGAACTCATACGTGAGGGCATTGCGAAGGAATGTGCGAGATTTGTTCTCCCGTTAGCAACACCGACCCGTATATACATGACAGGCAGTGTTCGGTCTTGGATCCACTATATAGATTTAAGATCTGCACATGGAACGCAAAAAGAACACATGGACATTGCCGAAGCATGTAGACAGATTTTTATAGAACAATTTCCCATCGTATCAACAGCATTAAATTGGAGTTAGTATGCCATTATACCCAGTGAAAAATTACAAAACAGGTGAAGAGAAAGAACTCAACCTTACAATCTCAGCATATGAGAAGTGGAGGGAAGAGAATCCCGAATGGGAGAAAAACTGGCAAGAAGGAACCATGTCTGCTGTCAGGGAAGTTGGTGATTATCAAAACAAACTTCCACAAGGTTTCAAAGATCGTTTAAACAACGTCAAGAAACATCACCCTTACGCTCAATTCGACAAAATCTAGTATGCCTGTAAAAAGCAAGAAGCAACCAACAATGGTTGGATTATCGTCCAGAAAAATGAGAAAAAAACCAATAGGAGCAGATCACTTAATAGACATAAAACCTCTTACACCCGCACAAGAGAAGGTGTATGAGGCATGGCAAAACAATAAGCACTTATTTCTATTTGGTGCAGCAGGAACTGGTAAATCATTTATCACACTGTATCTCGCACTCAAGAGTATTCTAGATGAATCTACACCATACAATAAGTTGTACATTGTAAGGTCATTAGTTCCTACCAGAGAGATTGGTTTCTTGCCTGGCGATCATGAGGACAAGGCAAACTTATATCAGATACCATATAAGAATATGGTAAGATATATGTTCGAGATGCCTGATGATGCATCATTTGAGATGCTATATGGCAACCTAAAAGCACAGGATACAGTATCGTTCTGGTCTACAAGTTTCATTCGTGGAACTACCATAGATAATAGTATAGTCTTGGTTGATGAGTCTGAAAACTTGAATTTTCATGAATTAGATAGTATAATAACAAGACTAGGTGTTAATAGTAAAATCATCTTTGCAGGAGACGCTGCACAGAGTGATCTTATTAAGGCACATGAGAAAACTGGTATCATGGACTTCAAGAAAATTATTGATGACATGGATGAGTTTCAAAGTATTGAGTTTGGCATTGACGATATCGTGAGATCAGGTCTAGTCAAATCTTATTTGATTAGTAAATTGAATCTTGGCATTTAAACATTTAAACATACATAACTTTCCACAGTTAAAAGCAACAACTACAGAAAAGGGTAGGAGATATCGTGTTGGCGATTCCTTCTACCCTTCTGTTACAACTGTGATAGGACATTCTAAAAAGAAGTCTATCATGGAGTGGCGACAGAAAGTTGGTGAGGAAGAAGCAAATAAAATATCTAAACGTGCATCTACACGTGGTAATAAGTGTCATAAATTATGTGAGTTATATCTAGAAAATAAATCTATCAGTAAATATAAAGATGACCCACTATCCATGGGGTTATTTTACCAGATTAAACCCTACCTAGATAGTATTGATAATATACATGCCCTAGAAGAACCTTTGTCTTCTAGTCTCTTGAAAATGGCAGGAAGAGTTGATTGTATTGCAGAATACAATGGGGAGTTAGCGATAATAGATTTTAAAACCTCAACAAAGTATAAACGTGAAGAATGGATACACGACTACTTTGCACAGGAGACAGCATATGCTATAATGTTTCAAGAGTTAACTGGTATAGCACCCAAGAAACTCGTGACCATTATTGCCTGTGAGACAGGTGAACCGCAAATTTTTGAAATCTATGACAAGTTTAAGTATGCTCGAAAACTCCGAGAGTACATTGACGCCTACAGGAGTGCTTATGGCAACTGGTAAAGTTGACGATATCTTTGAAAAGAATTTTATGACCGCTGCAAAGTTTTCAGTGGAAATAGAGAAAATTGTCAAGGATTCTAATCTTAATTACATTGAAGCAATTGTTCAGTTCTGCGAAGATAAGAACATAGAAATGGATGGTATCAATAAGTTAATATCTAAACCACTAAAAGAGAAATTAAAGTTTGACGCACAACGTCTAAACTACATGAAGAGAACATCAAAAGCAATACTTAAGTTATGAGTGGAATAGAGGTATACAAGATGTATCTCTCTCTGAAACTTCATTTTACTACAGACACATTCGACTATTTCAAATATGGTAACGCTGCTAAGGCATCTCAGCAGTCATTTGATAGTCGCAGAGATAAATTCTTTTTTGTGAAACTTTCGAGGACTTTCAAGGAGGACGAGCTACGCGAATTTTTTGTAGCTAATATGAT